CTGATTTGTCTTGTCGCTTGGCATTCAGGTCAAAAAATACTGAGCTGTCGGCATCATAGATTGGCTCGAACCTGATGCGCTGTCGGTCATCCTCGTCATTCTCCTCGTCTTCGTAGACTGTTCTCAGTCTCCATGCACCGATGCCACCACCCACGGCTTCTTCAAAAGCATTGTCGTAAGCCTCATCTGCCACAGATGCTTGTTCATCAGCACGATAAAGGCCATCGCAGACCTCTGCCAGCTTGTCGTTCTCTGAGCCATCTTTGCTTACATAATCGACTGTAATGCGGTTATTTCGGTATTCGTTGACGATGCGAATGACTGCCAACATGATTTTGTTGACCTCAAACTTAGGTTTATTCTCATATTGGTCGTATAGTGGGCCTTCCCACTGAGCACCGCACAGGGAATAGAAGCGTCTGTCTTGCAGGCATTGCAGGCGTTCATCCCGTAGCGCAGTCTGAATATCATTAAACTGGCGTAAGGCTTCACTGTGTAAATTGGCGAGTCTTTGGTCGTTTGGAATTCGTGCCATGTCTGTCCTTGTTTGTGCGATTTTCTACCATTTATTCATAGTAGGCAATGGCGTAAAGTTAATCACTTTTGTTACTGCTGCACGCCTGACACCCTCGCAAGCATATCGCAAGGCATCAATCACGTGGTTTTTCTTGTCCTCAAGCATAGGCAAGATTCTGCCAGTTAATGGGTCAGACTTATAACTGTACAGGCTTAATTCGTCAATAGTGTGTATGCAACGGGGGTGAACCACGATGTCGTAGTTCTTCAAGAACTCGATGCCTTCCTCGACCGACTTTGGGCCTTTGACTGCGTTCATTATCTTCGGGAAACCATTGCGATTCATGTGGCTGATGGTCTCTGGCCTGGCTGAGTCTGCCACGATAGGCCATTTCTCTGATTCAGGGATTTGCATAAATAGCTCGGGAGTGTTCACAATTTCACATCCCACCATATAGGCTTCGTAATCAATGTAAAGCGTACGCCCGATTATGTGGCAACGAACCAAAACAGTTGGGTCAACTGAGAAACCCCAATCAGCACCGAGGCGATGTAGTGCATCTGGCGGTGACTCAAAGTCGTCAATTTTCCAATTACGAAACACCCTTGCATTGCTGTTTCTCAGGTACTGACCCATCCAAACGTGCTGATACTTGTCGGGGTCTCTGCGCTTGTCGTACTCCATTTCGTCTTTTAGGACTTGTGGAAACCACGGTTTATCACCAAAGTTCACTTTGATAACTGCGGCATCGTTTGGCGGTTCAGGCCCACGCAATAGAAAATCCACAGGGTCGGACTGTTGCCTCGGATTCCAAGTGAACCAAAGTTCTGAATCGGGCTTGCGGATTGTTGGCCTTAATAGGTCAAGGCTGGTCTGACTGAGGGACTGTGCTTCCTCAACCCAAGCGCAATCGTAGCCTTCTAGCGACTTGATTGAGTCGGCTGTATGGTTTTGCATACCTTGGAAAATAATCGCACCATCGCCCTTTTTGGACTTGATGACCGCATCTTGTATCTCAAAGTATGCGCCAGCATTCATGGCCTCAATCTTGGTCTCCAGCAGACGCTTGACAGATTGATTCAGTGATTTCTGTATTTCACGCACACAAACGCTTCTGCGCTTTTGGTCAAGTATGTGACCTTCAATCATCAACTCGGCAAAGGTGTGTGACTTGCCAGAGCCTCGACCACCCCATGCGCCCTTGTAGCGGCTTGGCTCTAGCAAGGGCAACGCCCACTCAGGCGTTTGGATTTGCAGGGTTTTACCCATTTTTGATAACTACACGCTCAATCTTCGTGAACTCTAGTGGCACACCATCTGCGCCAGTTAACTCGTGCTTCTGGGTTTCTGCCCATCTCATCTGGGTTTTACTCCACCAGATAGCCGCAGTCGTGTCGCCTGCCATCACCTTGCTAAACAGAGTCTTGCCCACCTGGGCATTTGCTTTTGCCTTGCCTGATTGCAACTCTGCGCTGAAGTGCGCCCGTAGCGTATCTACGCTGATGCCATCCCGCACCAGTGCGCCTATCTGGTCAATAGGTAAGCCGTAGCCTGATAGTGCTTCTACCTGTTTTTGCTCGGCTGGTGTAGGTTCAAAGGCTGGTCTGCCAGCGCCCTCACGAGCACCACCATAGTTTGGGTCGCGCTCTTTTTCTGGCACGATTTTTGTATTCTTGTTTTTAAGAATGGGTTTTTCAAGTTTTGGCATTACTTCACCTTAGGTAAAAGCCATTGGTCAATCACTGCTCGAGCAACCTGTTCTGTCATTTTAGGAGGAACACTCATGCCTATCATGTATTTGCCGATCTTATCTGATTTGGCCTGGTAATCGTCTGGAAATGAACCAATCCGTTTTTGTTCACGAAACGTTAATTTCCGACATTCATTCCAATGTCTTGCAGTATCAGAGGCAGTAATAGTGCAAGCCGGGAGTTTTCCATTAAGCCTAGAAATTGTAAACCCCGATAACCTTCCTTCAGATTGCTGTACAAAATCACCATAAGATTTACCTGGTTTTGTTTGGCTCCAACACTTTAAATCAAACGGCGCCGGGCTGGTTTGCTGATGTTCGGTGGGCGTAAGAATATGTAGGTCAGCACATGCTTCAGCTACTGGAATCCACCGATGCTTTGGGGCTAGTTTTAATGGTTGAACTTCTATATCATTACGTATAGCTACAAAGAAAACCCGTTCACGCCTTTGAGGAACACCACAATCTGCACCATTTAGCAAGAATAATTGTGGCTGATAACCTAATTCTTTGAATCTAGCCATAACCATTTTGGTATATCCTTTGGCATTTCCAATAATCATTCCTTTGACGTTCTCGGCAATAGCTACCTTCGGATTTAGCTTTCCAACTAAATCAAGATAGTCAAAGAATAGATCAGACAGCACTTGTTTTGCTTGACCTTCTCGAAAGTGCTTATCTTTACCCCATGCTTTCTCTCGGCTGCCAGCCATGCTAAATGTTGAACAAGGTGGTGAACCGTCAAGAATGTCTAAGTTATAAAGTTCTTCTGGCAATTCTTTTTCCAGTAATTCACCAATGGGACACAGGAAATAATGTTTTGGATTGATATTAAGTTTGTAATGCCAAGCCATCTCCGGGTCAATGTCATTGGCTGCAATTACTTCACAACCTGCGCGTTTGTAGCCCATACTTGACCCACCGCCACAAGCAAAGGTGCTCATCACCTTCAACCCGTTTTTTGGAACCAAAGCTAAGTCTGCAAGGTTCCATGCGCAATCTGGTTTATTTATTATCATCAAACTCAAATCCACATTTTGGGCATTGATGTCCCATGTTGTAGTCATCTGGGTCAATTTCTTGCGTGCTTGAATCAGGATATAAATCTTTTTCTTTGAAAGTTAATCCGGCAATTTCTCCAGCACTATAACCAGTTAAGTCTAGGTCAAAGCCAAGGTCTTTGATTTCACTTAATTCAAGCGCTAGCATTTCATTATCCCAACCAGCATTGAGTGCTAATTTATTGTCAGAAATAATATAAGCGCGCTTCTTAGCATCGGACCATCCCTTAGCTACCATTACTGGAACTTCGGTCATGCCTAGCTTTAGGGCTGCTAATGTACGGCCATGTCCTGCAATGATGCCGCCTTGCTCGTCTACCAAAATAGGTGTTGTCCAACCCCATTCCTTAATGCTTGCTGCAAGCTGACTAACCTGCTCATCGCTGTGGGTGCGTGCATTTCGGGCATAGGGGATAAGTTTATTTATCTTCCACTTTTCAACTTTATCTGCTGGATTCATGATGTCCTTAAAAAAAGGGGGCCGAAGCCCCAAAGCTGGCAATGGCAACTGTCAGCGTATTCATTTTGCTGTTTTTGGTATAGGTATGTCAACAGGCCATTGGTTTGTTTGCAACAATAACTGCACTGTCTTTTCATGTGCTGTTTGCCATGCCTCCTGTCTTTCCACTTTCGACCATTTAGCCCCTGCATCAATTTTATAATGGCAAGTCATGCACAGTGCAGCCGTGAGGTTATCGTCAGCCTTGATGCTTCTGCCCTTTCCACCGCCCCAATTTGTATGAGCTGCTTGAACAAACGGGCCTGACCCACAAAGTTGACAATCAAGACTTGCT